TGAACAACAAATAGATAAAATAAAAAATAATTTGAAAAATATAGGGTCTAATGTAAATGTTAATTCTATAAAAGATGATTATGGAAAGATAATAGGTGCTTTAGCTCAGTATGAAGATAAAGCTGGAAATGTTATAACAAAGAATTACGAGATAGATAAATCATTTAAAAATATAGGTAATGATGGAAAGTATATTGATAAATTAAAAGCTGTGACTGATACAAGATTACAAGATCAGGATAAAATAATTAAATCATTGGAAAAAGAAAGAAAAAAGATAGAAGAATTAACTGGTTCTATAGCTAAATTAAAGGTTAGTGAAAACGGAAATGGTAGAATTCAAAGTGCAAAAATTAGTTATGTAGATAATGATAATAAATTAGTTGAGCAGGCATATAAAATAAAAGAAGATATAAAAAGAAAAGAAAATGTTATAAATAAAGGCTTATCTTTAGAAAATACAGGTGTTAATACTACTGAAAATGTACAAAAAAGTATAAAAACATTAGAACAATATCAGAAAACCATAGATAAATTGAATGAAAAAAATATAAAACTAGGTGATGGAAGCCAAAGTCAATTGTTTATTAAAAATCTTGAACAAGCACAGACATTAATTGATAAAACAAAATCATCTGGTGAATCTATGAGCAAAAGTATTCAAAATGAACTTAATATTTTGATTAGTAAAATGAATTTTGAAAATAAAACAATTAAAGAAAATAACACCGAAATGAAGAAAAAAGAAAAGATAATGAAAGATGCTCCAGTGGCAATTCAAGGATATGAAAATAAAATAAAAAAATTAACAGATTCTTATGGGAAATTAATTAAAGAAGCTGATTTAAAAAAACTAAGAGAAGAAATGGATAAATTAGCAAATTCAAAAGAACCTGAAGAATACGCTAGGCAATTGAAGGTTATAAAAAATGAATATGATAAATTAGAGAACTCTGTAAATAGTGGTGGTAAAAAGGGAAATGGAGGTATATTAGCTTCTATTGGTGAGGCAATGACAAAGTTTCCCATTTGGATAGGAGCTACTACAGCTTGGATGGAAGCTATCCACAAAGTCAAAGATGGTATTGGGTTTATATCTAATTTAGATAAGGCTCAAACTAATATTGCTATGATAGCTGATATGAATAAAAAAGAAGTTGCTGATTTAACAGGGGAATATAGTAAATTGGCTGGTCAATTACATACTACTACATTAGAAATGATGGGTGGACAAAGCACACTGCCCATGTAAAACCTCGTGAACCTAGAAATCTAGGGTGTCTATTCAACGTTAAGGTCAAATGGGAAATAATTTGTTAATGAATAGGCTAACAGGGGAAGAGAAATCTAATCCTGTGCGAAATTATATTTATTTTTAAATATATAATCGTTAAACGACTATCGAAACCATAACATAAATGTAATTAGGGTTGTTTATGTGAATAAGGAAGTAGAGTGAATTAACACTGTTAGTACATCCATAGCGAAATTCTGTGGGTGGAAGTGCGAGGACTTAACCTAATAAGCATGATATAGTCTATTGATTAATTTATAAATAATTAATGGGTGCAGAAGAGTTTCTTAGAGCTGGTAGAAGCATAGAAGAGACAAAAGGATTGTTGGCGGCTTCAACTATAGGTGGAGCGATATCTGGTCAAACTACTGAAGCGGTTTCGGAACAATTAATTGCTATAACAAATGGTTTTAGTAACATGACTGAACAAGCACAGAAAGATGGTAAAAGTTATGAAGAAGTTGTGATGCACGTTATTGACACTATTTCAACATTGGATAATGCTTCTGCTACTTCATTCCAAGAAGTTGCAAGCTCTATGATGAGAACAGCATCTTCAGCACAAATGGCAGGAGTAAGCTTTGAGACATTGGCATCTTATGTGGCTACAGTTTCGGCAACAACAAGAAAATCTGCGGAATCTATAGGAGAAAGCTTTAAAACAATTTTCGCAAGATTCCAAGACATTAAACAAAATATCAACGTTGATGATGGTGTAACTATATCTAATGTGGAAAAGTCATTGGATAAAGTAGGAGTTGCACTAAGAAAAGATAAGTATCATTTTAAAGAATTCTCACAAGTTGTTGAGGAGTTAAAGCCAAAGTGGAAAGAATTCAATGACTTACAAAAAGCAGATATAGCTAAAAGTTTAGCAGGTAAAATGTGTGCCTGAGTATGCAGTAATGTATATTTAAAAATGCTTAAATTGACGGGGAAGTCCTTAGAGTTTTATATACCAAGTTATTATGGAAACATATATAATGGCTAAGTATAACGGCTTAGGTATGGTAAAAAATATAAAAATTGGGCAACCAAACGCAGCCAAGCATCTAAGTATAATTTAATTATATATGATGAAGGTTCAACGATTATAATAGCAATAGGAACTGTTTTTATAAATAAGCCTATAAGGTATAATCTGAACATCTATGGAAAACATAGAGAAGATATTTTAACGAATATCTCGCCATAACAAAATAATTTGTTGTGGTCAGTAGCTTATATTTTATAAGTGAAAGTAACAGCTTGACTCACCAAAGGGAAAATTTCTTAGTGCTGATGGATAATTTAGAACAAGTGAATAAACTTCAAAAAGAGGTAAATAAGGCAGCAGGAAATTCAAAAAGAAAATATAATGAAGATTATGCTGAATCTGTTGAAGCGAAAGTTAAGAACCTTAAACATGCTTGGGAAGAGCTATATCAATCTTTAATTTCTAGCGATGCCTTAAAAATAATTCTTCAAACAGGAACAAAATTGGTAGGAGTATTAGATGCCTTAATTCATTCAAGCAGAGGAACAAAAGTAAGTTTACTAGTGTTATTACCAACAATTATATTAATAGGTAAACATTTTAAGTATATGATAGATATCATAAAATCAGGTAAAGATTTAAAATTTATAGATGTTCTTTGGGGAAGTTTGTTTGGTAAAATGACTAGTGGAGTAGGGGTTGTTGAATCTCTTAAAGGTGCTTTTAAATCTCTTTTTGGAACTATAAGTTCTTTTAATGCTTTAATAACATCTCCAACAGGATTAATGTTTGCAGGTATTGCAGTTACTATAGGTGTAGCAACTGCTGCAATAGTTAAACATATAAAACATCAGAAAGATTTAAGAGAAGAAAATAAAAAATTAAAGAAAAGCTATGAAGATTTGACTAAAGCAATGAGAGAGAATAACAAGGAAGAAATAAAAAACGCAATAGAAGACCCTCAAAAAGCTCAAGATGAATTGCAAGCTTTAATGAAAAGAAGAGATGAATTAAAAAAGGCAATGAAAAATACTCCTCATATGACAGGTATGAGTGGAGAAAATAATGCTGATTTAAAAGAAACCGAAATTCGAATTCAAGAATTACAAAAATCAATTAAAAGTAGTAATTTAACACTAAATGAAACAACTGGTAAAATAATCGACATAGCAAAAGCAAAAAATCAAATTGTCAATTCAGATGTAGCAGATGCAATAAAAGAAACTGCTGAATATGAATTAAAAGAGAAAGATTATATCGCTGGGCTATATGATGAATATAATAGATTAAGTTCAATTAAAAATAAAAGTAAAACCGAAGAAAAGGAATTAAGTAACGTTTCTGAAAAGTTAAATGATAATGTAAAAGGTTTAATTTTGACAAAAGATAAAGAAGGTAATGTAATAATTGAAAATACAGGTTTGTTAAATGATGAAGTAAAAATGCTTAAAACCGAAGGAATGACTGTTGAAGAACTTACTAAGGCAAAATTAGAAGCAGCAAAAGAACACGCTCAAATACAAAGAGGAATGACTAAGATATCATATGAAGAAGCTAGGAAAAGAATACTTTTTCTACATGAGGAAATGAGAAAGAGAGAGCCATTAGCAGATGCTATTGATAAAGTTCTTCCATCTGCAAAGATTACAGGAATGAATCCTGTTCGAAGACAAATAGATATGTTGAAAGATGAAAGTGTGGAGTTAGAAGAACAAATGGCGAGACTAGATAGCATTTTTAAACAACCGAGTTCAATGAATATTAGTGAAACTCCAGACTTTAATCCTGTAGATCCAGAAAAGGAAAAGAAAAGTACAGATGCGTTAAAAGAAAATACGGGTGAAATTGACAAAAATCGTGAAGCTGTTAATAAAGCTAAAGAAGCTGTAAAACAATATGAGTTAGCTTTGAAATCATTAGAGTTACAAATGACTAAAAATGATATAAGTTTGGGAAGATTGTATAAGAATAGTGATGCATATAGAAAAAAATTAGACGAGAAGGCAAATTTAATTAAACAAGAAATAGCCTTAAACAAACAACAAATAGCTACTAATAAAGAATTAGCTGGTTCACTTGGGGCTGTTAGTAGTGCATATACTAGTGGTATGAGTAGTAGTATTGGAGAACAAGTTGTAAAAAATGCACAACAGTATCTAGGAAGACCTTATAAGTGGGGTGGTAGTACACCTAGTGAAAACTTTGACTGTTCTGGATTGGTTCAATATGTATATAAGCAAGTAGGAGTTTCTTTGAACAGAACGACATATGACCAAGTAAAACAAGGTACTCCTGTTTCAAAAAATCAATTGCAAGTAGGAGATGCTGTATTTTTTGGTAGTCCATCAGCACCTCATCATGTAGGCATTTATATGGGGAATGGACAATATATACATGCTCCAAAAACAGGTGATGTTATAAAAGTTTCTAGTTTAAATAGTAGAAGTGATTATGCAACTGCTAGAAGATATGTAAGTGGAAGTGGTGGGTACAATAGAGTCTCAGCATCTAATTATACTGGTGAGTATTCCAATTATATTAATGAAGCTGCTGCAAAATATGGCGTTTCTGCTGCTTTAATTGCAGCTGTAATAAAAGCCGAGTCAAATTTTAATCCTAATGATGTAAGTGGTTCAGGAGCAATCGGTCTAATGCAACTTATGCCTGCAACAGCTAGAGAATTAGGTGTTGGAAACCCATATGATCCAAAACAAAATATTATGGGTGGCACAAGGGAATTAGCTAATTTAATAAAAAAATATAATGGTAATTTAGATTTAGTATTAGCTGGATATAATGCAGGGGTAGGAGCTGTAGAAAAATTTGGAGGAGTTCCTCCTTATAAGGAGACAAAAGACTATATTCCTAAAGTTAAAAAGTACATGAAAGGGTTTGGTGGATCGGAATCATCAATCCATTCAGTAATAGACGAGCAAATGGATTTAATTGGCAAATCAATGGATATGGAAAAGAAAAATGCTGAACTAATGGAAAATTTAAATAAAATAAATATTGAAAAATTAGAATCACGTTTAGGAGAATTTGATGACAAAGTTAAATCTATTGATAGGACAATTACTCAATTAAGAACAGATGTCGATTTGCAAAATAAAAATGATATTAATTATATTAACTATTTATCTAAGATAGATGATTATACTGTTAAAAAGTTAGATACTTTAAGAAAAGAAAGAGAATTTATTGAAAAAGAAATGAAATCAGGCATTTATGATGAAACTACTATTCATATGTTAAGCGAAAAATATTCAGACATAGGGACAGAAATGCTTAATGTAACTAAAACTATCAAAGATGTGAGTTTAGAATTAGTCACTGCTAAATGGGAAGCCATCCAGCAGATTTATAAAGAAAATATAGAAATGATTTCAAATGAACTAGATAGACTTAGTTTACATGAAGAAAAAAATATCAAGCAAATAATGATATTAAAGAAGCAACTAGTAGAACAAGACGAAGAAAATATTAGAAGAATGACTGAGTTAATTCGAGAAACTAATGATATAGCATATAAATATGGCAAAGATTTCTTGTTAGATAAAGTTAGAGAGTATACTGCTGAATTAGATAAAGCTAATACTGAACTAGAAAAGCATAAAAAAGAGCTAGAAGATATCAAAGACAAAATGTCTGAAATGAAGTCCACTATAGAAGATAAACTAAGAGAAGTCTTAACTAAAACTGCTGAATTAGCGAAAGAACAATTAGATAAAGTTTTAAAACATTTCGAGGAATCTATAGATGCTGAGTTAAAGAAAATAGATGATGCAGAAAAACGAAATAGTTATAATGAACAGAAAAGCGAGCAGTTAAAAACTATAGCGGAATTACAAGAAAAGATAGCCAAATTATCAACAGATGATAGCGAAGAAGGCATAGCTAGAAGGCTAGAGTACGAAAAACAATTACAAGAGGAAATGAAGAAAAAGACTGATCTACAGATGAAGCACAATAATGAATTAAAGAAAGAAGCTCTAACAAAACAGAAAGAAGAAAAGAAAAAAGAAATAGAAAAGAAAAAACGTGATATCGACACAAGATTAGATAATGTTTATCTAAATTTAGATGCAAGAAAAGCACTAACTGAAGGCTATATTGAATGGATTGATGGTAAGAGAATTGGAATCAAAAATGCTCTATTACAATTTGAGGATTTATTTGGAAAAGGGTTAACTTCACTAGGAGACAAAATAAAAAAGGAATTATTAGAACAATTAAAAGCAGCACAAGACTTAGTAAATGGAATAGATAAAAAAGACCCTGATAAAATACTTGAAGAAAATAAAACTAAAAATGTATATGGGACAGGGGCGGATTTAGCCAATGCTCGAAAGATATTAGGTTCTTTAGGATATAACTATATAGATACAAGCCTTGTAGACAAAAACAAATTACATTTTGGGAAAGATGATATAGTTGTAGGAGATACTGGTGCTATTAATGGTGTTGACAGACAAGATTTAAATGGTGCTATAAGACTAGGTGGGAAAAATAGATATGATACGGCAGGAATCATACAATTATATTCAGATATTCAAAGTGGAAGAATTAAGCCTGTTGGCGGAATTGTATATGGTACAGGACAAGATTTAAAAAATGCTATAGCATGGCTTAGTCCTTTAGGATATGAATTTGTAGATACATCAAAAATAAATTCTAAAGATATTAATTTTAATCCAAATGATATTATTGTAGGTGGCAAAGGTGCAAAAGGTGGAGTAAACTTTGATTGACTTGCCAACGCATACTCGTGACTTCAGCCATGAGTTAGTTGGCAAACAGTTAGCATATAGAGAAATCTGTATGTAGTGGTATTAGTCACAATACCCAACACTACTTGAATTGCTGGGAAGCCCTAAAGCTAATTAAACTACAACATAAGAATGAAATAAGTCTAAGTGTGAAAGTTACGAAAGTAGAAAAAATTAATTGGATAGTGCAAGGTTAAATCCTAAACACTAAAACAATGGGCAATCAGCAGGTAAGCCTCGAACAGAGGAAACTTCAACGACTATTCCTCTTGAGGGAAGTAGGTACAAGCGTACCGAAGTGGGTAGACCCTAACATGTAATGATGAGGGATAAGATATAGTCTGTGCGTCATACGAAAGTATGAGAAGTTCATAAGAGAACTGCATAGGTAGTAGCGAACCTATGTGAACGATACCTCAAACATGATTAAAGAACCTACGGTTCTTATATATATTATTTAAATTATTTAGGTATGAATTCAATAACATTTTCAATGTTACAATTAAGATACACACAAATATTTTCAAGTGTTTCCATGGAAATATATTCATTTTTAGACATTTTTGCTAATGTAGCTGTGCTGAAACCAACTGCTTCACGAAGTTGAGTTTTGGACATATCTCTTTCTAATAATAATCTAAATAATGGTTTATAACTAATCATTTAAATCACTCCTTTTATTTAGATTGTATCATATATATTTTATAAGTCAATATATAATATTTATAAACCTAAACAAAATATGTTGACATTAAATTTAGAATATGATATATTATATTTAGAAAAGCAAATATAAGTCTTAAAATGAGGTGTTAATAAATGACTTCTACAAATATTGAAAAGAATACAATAGCAAAAGGATTTAAATATAGAATTTATCCCAATAAAACTCAAATAAATCAAATAGAATTGAGTTTTAATGCTAAAAGATATGTTTGGAATTATTTTTTAAATATTAATAAACATAGATTAAAACATCATAAATCAGTATTAAATTTTGCTAAAATGTCAAGATTATTAACACTACTTAAAAAGAAAAATATATGGCTTAAACAATGTGAAAAATCTGTATTGCAAAATACTCTAAAAAATCAATATGAAACATTTTTAAAATTCTTTAAGAAAGAATGTGGTTTTCCTAAGTTTAAATCATATAAAAGTAATTATCAATCTATTAAAATCAATTATACAAATAATAATATAGAAGTATTAGAAAAAGAAATAAAATACACATCTACAGGTAAATATAAGAAGCAAAATTGTAAAATTAAATTACCTAAATTAAAACAAGTAAAAATAGCTTATTCAAGACAATATCAAGGTAGAATAGTTAGTTCTACTTTATCAAGAGATACAGATGGTAAATATTATATTAGTTTGTGTTGTGTAGATGTACCACAAGAAAATAAAGAGAAAACAGGTTTAGTAGTTGGAATAGATTTAGGAATAAAAGAGTTTGCAACTACAAGTGATAATAAAGTTATTTCTAATCCTAAATATTATAGAAGATATGAAGATAAATTAATAAAAGCTCAAAGAAAACTTAGTAAACGTAAAAAAGGTAGCAATAATAGAAATAAACAAAGATTAAAAGTAAACAAATATCATAAAAAAATTTATAATTGTAGAATAGATTTTCTTCAAAAATTAACTACAGATTTTATTAATAACTATGATATTATTTGCATGGAAGATTTGAATACAAGTGGAATATTACAAAATCATAAGTTAGCTAAAAGTATAGCAGATGCAAGTTTCTTTGAGTTTAATAGAGAATTAGAATATAAAACAAAATGGTACGGTAAAATATATCAACAAATAGATAGATTTTATCCATCTAGTCAATTATGTAGCGATTGTGGCAATCAATCACAACAAACTAAAGACTTAGGAGTAAGGGCATATATCTGTGAGAAATGTGGTTTAGTAATAGATAGAGATTATAATGCTAGTATTAATATTTTAAATGAAGGTTTAAGAATAATTAATAATAAAAAAGTAGTAAGTATGTAAGTGTGTAAATAAGATATAAGAATAAAAATAATATATATAAGAACCGTAGGAACTATGGGGATAGCTTGGTGATACTTAACACATTAGTGTTATTGACCAAGAACTCCGTGACTTTAGTCATGGGAGGTTCAGGTAGACGGTGTTACTAGATTAGGTGGAAATGATAGAAATGATACATATAATCAAATAAGAAATAAAGCATTAATCGATTTAAATGCTATGAATAAAGCTAATTATGTTCCTAAGTCTAAATATGGAAAAGTATATGGAACTGGTTATGATTTGAAAGCAGCTAAGAAATATCTAACTAAATTAGGTTATCAATTTGTAGATACTAATTCTGTTAGGGATGTTCAATTAACAGCGAATGACATTGTTGTTGGTGGCACTATGGATGGTAAGGAGCAAATTTATAATAGTCAAGCGAGATGGTTATTTGGTAAAGATAGATATCAGACTGAGAGTGAGATAGCTAATTATGCAAATACCATGAGCGATATTAAAGGTTATTATGATAAAGGTGGAGTTGCAGATTTTACAGGAAAAGCTATGCTTCATGGGAATCCTAATGCAGTAGAGACTATATTTAACGCAGAACAAGGTAAGAAATTATATAATTTTGTTAATACCTTACCTATAAATAATTTTGGGTATGGAATGAATAGAAATCTACAACCCGCAATGGCAACTAGTAACAATAATAATATTGAAATAAATTTTCATATTGATAAAATGTATGGAACAGAAAATGAAGCTCAAGGTTTTGCTACTAAAATAATAAATACTCTTAGAAATAGAGGAAAGTATTAAGGATACAATTTTAATTGTATCCTTTTCTTTTTAAAGAGAGGTGATGGTTTTTGATAAAGAGCAGTTTATATTTCAATTATGCAGGTAGAGATAGTTTAGAATTTAATATTATAAATGGTTCTGTAGATAATGCAGAATTAAAAGAAAATTTTTTAGCTAATAAGAAAATAAAAGAAATAAATACTATAGAGGCTGATAAGCCTTATTTTCAAGGAATAGAAAGAAATCCATTACAACTTAAATTACAATTTTGTTTCACAGAAAAATGGAATAAAGAATTAATTAGAGAAGTGGCTAGATGGTTACATCAAGATAATTATCAGCCATTATATTTTTCTGAAGACCCTGAAAAGATTTATTATGCTATGCCTGTTGATGATGTTGAAATGACACATTTTGGGCTAGAACAAGGATATTTAGACATAACTATGAGATGTAATACTTATCATGCCTATAGTAGAGAATATTTGAGTGAAACGTATGATTTAAGTGAAAACAATGAGGATGGAACAGAAATAATAATACCAAATTATGGGGATATAGATATAAAACCAGATATTTGGATTAAAAAAATAAGTGATGGTAGCTTAGAAATAACAAATAGAAGTAATAGTGGAGAAGTTACAAGTTTTTGTAATGGCTCTAGTGGTAAAGGTATATTAAAATTTACAGGAACAGTATTTGATAGCGAAATCGTAACGATAGGTGATAAGATATTTGAATTCGATACAGGTGATGGAATTGTAAATGAAAATGTTAAACAATGGACGCAAGGATTTAAATATATAGATGGAACAATAGTTAATAAAAGTGGGATTTTATACCAATGCATTAAGACAAATACTGATGAAGAATGGGATGAGAATCACTGGAAAAAGCTAGATAAAAGCAATATAAAAGTAGATGTAAGTGCAGATGCTAACCCTGCACAAGCCAAATTAGTATTTAATAATACCCCCATTGAAGATAATGATAATATTTCTATTGGCAATAATGTATACGAATTCGACTTTGATGATGTATATGAAGCTAAGAATGGGCACATACCTATTAGTTTAAAAAACTATACGACACAAGCTAATGGAAGATTAATAGCTAGGAGCAATTTGGATTTTGCAGGAAGTAAAATTAAAGTAGGAGATAGGGAATATGAAATAACTGCATCTTCAAATGAAGGAGTTGCGATTACGAAAAATACTGGATTAAAGGGTTGGACAAATTGGAGATTAGATTCTTATTTTGAATCCGATTCTGATTTTAAAGATGCAACCTTATTAATAAATGAAAAAAGAGACAACACACTTGATGGAGTAAGGATACCTTTAGTAAGTGATTTCGTTAATAATAGAATAGATAAAGAAAAGCAGATTATTGAGCTGTTCAAATTAACAAAATTTTTAGGAATCCCTGCTGAAAGATATGCTGATACAGGAAAGTTCCAACCTGTTTCACAAGGAATCAAAGGACAAGATATAGGTGATGAATTAAGCATCTATAAAAGAACTGGAAGAAGTTTTAAAATAGATATGATAAATTCTACAACTAATAAGTTTTATATCAATAAAATGTTTCAAAGAAATGGTGTAACTACTAAAAACATGGAAGCAAAAATAGGAGATATAATTTTAATTACTAAATGGCAAGAAAATAGAAAAAATGATTCTTTTGTGGAGTATGAAGGTAAGGAGTATATACAATCTGACTTTGAACTATTAAGAATAAAAAATGTAGGTGAAACTAAAAACAATAGTTTAATTTTAACTCACGAAAGTGGAACTTATTGGTATGAATTAGAAACTCCTAGTAAAATATTTAAAACTAATCCTTTATATTCTTATGGTGAAGGAAAAAGAGTTGTAGGAAGTGGATATGATTTAGCAAATGCAAAAATTGTTTTAAATGGATTAGGTTTTTCTTTTGTAGATTCAAAGGGTTTATCGGAAGAAAATTTAAGAAAAATTGTTAGAAATGGAGATATTATTTTAGGTGAGAAAGGTGCTAAAGGCGGAATTCCATTTGATATTGATGGAGCAATAAGATTAGGTGGAAGTGATAGATATGAAACTGCAAAATTGGTAAGAGATTATTATTGGGAAATCCATGATAAATATTATGCTAAAGGATATGATTATTATTATAATGTTATTTTATTTACAAAACAAGGAGAGAAACTATTAATTCAGGAAGATATCCCTTTAACAAAACCTTATCAAATCAGAATGGGTAGTAATCTAGATGAAACATGTGAAAACATAGTAAAAGCTATAAATGAAGAAGGCAGAGATTGGGTCGAATATTCTAAAGGTACATATGAACATGATGATGTAAGAGCCGAATATGATAAAAGTTCAAAGATTATAAATATAAAAGCAAAAGAAAGAGGTAGTAAGGGAAATAAAATATCTTCTGTAATAAATGATTGGGAAAATACTCAAAAATTATTAAGACAAAATTATAAAATAAACCAATTTGAATTTCCCAATTTGGTGAAAGGTAAGGATGCTATTTATAGTGAGCTAGATGACACAAATGGAAAATCATTAATAGCATATATAACAGATGTGTTAAAGACAAATGAAGATAAAATGAATATTAGCTTTTCTAATAATACTATAAATATAATTTCTAAAAAATATGGAAGCATTAACAATATAATTCCTATATTGTCTAACTGTTATTCTTGTAATTTCTATGATATTAAAGACAACCCTGCTGTAACTTTAGAAGGAGGAAAAGACCCAAGTATAAATACTATTTTACAAGCTTTATATTCTACTATAGACAATGTATTTTGTAAGATGGATTTAGAGAATCAAACAATTACAGTGACTCATAAAGAAATAGGTAAAAAAACTAATATTAATATAAGTACAACTGCTATAAATGCTTATTGGGATAATGGCAAGAAATTATATGGTGGTAGAGATGGACTAGTTAATGATGAAGAAATATACATAGAAGGTGAAAGTGGACATATTGAAAGTAATAAAAACAAAGGAATTGTAGATGTATATAATGGTAATGATTTAGTTTTAAAATATGGTGAAAATAGACTATTAATTAAGGGAAATTGTTTTATAAGATTTAAAACTAAATATAAATTCTTATAGGCAAAATAATTTATAAGGAGGTGTTTTTTATTTGGTTGAAAATCAATTTGAAAGATATGGAATAGATAAAAACTTAAAACCACCTAAAATAAAAATGACTTTATATAAGAACAAAAATGAGTCTATAGGTAGAATTAAGGACTTTTATAATGCTTCTAATAAAATTACATTAGGAAATACTAATGAGTTAAGTTTTGATATTCCTTTTGAAATAGAGAGAAGAAATAAAATAGTAAAAAATTCAATGTGGGATACTTTAAAATATAGATATTACATATTATTTGAGTATAACAATATAAAAGAATGGTATATAATATCTAATTTAAGTAAAGATAGTGCAAATAAATCAAAACAAATTCAAGCAAAGTCTCTACATTATCTATTAAGAGGTACTAAATTATATAATTATGAAGCAGTATCTTACACAATTCAAGAAGTGTTGATTGGTAATCAATTAGATAATAAAAGAGGAGTATTGTATAACACTACATGGTCTTTAGGGCATATAGATGAAACTTTAAAAACTAAAAAACGTGGTATCACAATGAGTGGGGAAACATCTGTCTTAGACGCTATTTACACATTAGCTGAAAAATTTAATGCTATTTTACAATGGGACTCAGAAAATGAAATTATAAATTTTTATGATGAAGAAACTTACGGTGAAGATAATGGATTGTTAATACAATATAATAAGTATTTAGAGAATATTAAAGAAGAAGAAAATCCAGATGAAATATGTACTATATTAAAAGTACAAGGTAAAGATAATACGGAAATCTCTTCTATAAATCCTACAGGAAAGACCTATCTAACTAATTACAGTTTTTTTATGTACCCTTTTGAAGTTGACAAAGATAATAATATAATTAAACATTCAAATTATATGTCAGACAATTTATGTCTGGCTTTATTAAATTTTGATAAAAAAATAAATGAAAATAAAGGTAAATTACAAGAGTTAATTACTAAGAAATACATCTATGATAATGCTGTTTCACAAAAAGAAATGCAGTTAACAGACTTACATGGTGAATATGATGCTATCTTAAAGAAGTTAGCAATAGCTCAGTCCACTAATAGTCAAAAAGAAACTATTTTAGATGAAAAAGCTAAGAAGTTTGAGCAGATACAACAAAGAGAAAAAGATATTAAATTTATTAAACAACAAAGACAAGTTATAGAAACTCAAATAGATAGTATTAAATTTATTTTATCAGAAAATAGTAATTTTTCACCTTCTGAGATTGAAGAGCTAAAAAATTTCAGAGAAGAAAAAACATACGTAAATAATAATATAACAGAGTCAAAAGAGCTATTTTTATCTGCAAATGAATATTTTCAAAAACTTATACGACCTAAAAGAGTTATAACTTTAAATATGATCCAGTTTTTAAGAGTTGTAGAAGCACAACGAGATTGGGACAAATTAAAAGTTGGCGATATAATAACCATAAATTATTATAAGTTTGGTATAAATAAGATGAAAGCAAAAATCGTTGAGCTTGATATAACTCATGAAAATATGATGGTTAATATTACTATAGCAAATGTTAATGATATTGATGATGATGAAAAAAGACTCTCTAAATTGCTCTATAATGCTTCTTCAACTTCTGCAATAATAGATGAGACACCGTCTAAATTAAATACATTAAAAGATACTGTAAATAATTTAGACGAAATACTTCATAACACATATAAAGCATCACAAAGACAAATATTCGCTGGAACAAACAATACAACGATAGTTAATCAATTAGGATTAACTTCTATGGAGTCCGAAAATAAGAAACGTGGATTAAGAATTAATAATGGAGCTTTAATGTGTACAGCAGAAGGTGAAAATTTTTTTAAAACTATTATTAATGGAGACGGAATAATAGATATAGGAAATATACAGGGTAAAATAGATAAAGATACCGATATAAAAGTTGATATAGATAATATAGAAACAGGCAATGGCGAGAAAATAGGTGACTTAATAGACGATAAGGTAAATGAATTGGAAACTGAAATAGATAAGGCAGTTGAAGATTTAACAAATCGTGCAAATCAACAAATAGAAAGAGCAGATGAATTAGCAGATTATATAGATGGGTTAACAGGAGAAATAGGAGTTTTTAAAGTCGAAACCGAAAAAGCATTAGCTACTAAAGTAGCTGATGAAAAGTTTGAATCTTATAGAATGCAGACAGCTGAAGATATTGCTGACAAAGTATCAAATTATAAGTTTGATTCATGGAGAACTCAATCTGCACAAATGATAGCTGATAAAGTATCTAGTAATGCATTTGATAGCTATAGAACCCAAACAGATAGAGAGATTATGGATAGAGTAAAAGGTAGTGAGTTCAATTCTTACATCTATCAAACAGATAGAAGGATTTCTATGGTTGTTGATGACTATGGAAACATTAATGCTGCACAAATAGCAATGGGACTTGAAAAAGATTCTAGTTTTATAAGAATGATTGCAGACAAAATTGAAATTAAGCCAACAAGTGGCGTAATTGAGTTCCCTAATGGAACTGATATAGATTCTAGAGACTATGGGGATGGAAGAAATATAATACGATTAAGAAGTAATTATAACAACTATATCTCAGTAAGTAGTAATGGGGTAGCCCTCTTTAATGGAAGTAGTGGAGCAAATGGTAGACCTTTTATGCAATTTGATGAAGATGCAGTTTATGTTCATGGAAAGAAAGTTAAATGGACTTATGCTTAAAATAATTTTTTAAAGGGAGTGAAATTTAAAAATATGGCTAATCTAAAAACGGAAAATGGGTTTGAAAAAAGTACAAATTTAGTTATTTTAGAAATTAAAGATAAAATAATAAAAACATTAGATGAAGCAAATTTACCAATGACAGTGCATCAGATGATTATAAATGAAATAAAAGATTCAATAGATAGAGCAACAAGAATTCAAATTGAAAAGGACAGAATTGAATATGAAGATCATTTAAATTCTGTAGAAAAAAATAAAACTAAGGGGTGTGAAAAATAGAATATGGAATTAGATAAGATAATAAAATTTAATGATAAAATTATAATTGAAGATAAAATGGTTATGGGGATTTATGGTGATTTTAATATTACAACAGGACATTGTAGTTTGTTCTGTAATCCTTTAGATACAACTACAATAAAAAATAATAAAGAAGAAGTTCAAAAACAAATAGAAAAATTTAAAACTAAATTAAGAGATAACATGACAAGTGAAGGATTTTTATATTTTA